CTTTCTAGTGAAGAAGTCAAGAAATACATTCGTTACATTGCTGATAGACGATTGATATCTCTTGGTCTTAAAGGCATTTTTAAAGTAAAAAGAAATCCACTACCATGGGTCGAAGAGATGATTAATGCACCTATTCATGGAAACTTCTTTGAGAATAGAGTGACTGACTATGCTAAAGGTGCTTTGTCTGGTAGTTGGGGAGAAGATGTTTGGGCTAAAGCGGCATAATGAATCGTAGACCTCTAAAATTTATTACAAGAGAAAAAGAGTGGGAACTAATACAGCGATTGGAAACAGTCGTTGATAGTACCAACTTTGATCCTAGCACTACTGCTGTAATCATGGCATCGCCTGATTATTCAGCAACAGTCGCTATGCATCTTGCACATAGTTGGTCACGCAAAGGCGAAATATTACCTATCATTCCAGTTGAGGTAACTTATCCTGATGAAGCAATTGCGCCTTATGTAAATAAAATGATAATGCAAGCAGGAGATATCAGACCTTATAGTAAATTAGTTATGGTAGAAGCAGGTATTATCAGAGGCGGCAATTGGACTTGGATGCTTGATGTTTTTAATACTTGGGGATACAATAGAGAAAATATTACTCTAGTTGCTATGTGTGAGAATGTTCATAGTAAAGTGAAGTCAGATTATGTTGGTGAATATTATGATGATGAAAAAGAAGAATTGATGTTCTACTTTGAAAAATTTAATAAACACTGGCCAATTAAATGAATAAAAAATATCGCAGTATCTTTATTAGCGATGTACATTTGGGAACTAGAGATTGCAAAGCAGAGCAACTCAACAATTTTTTAAAGAATAACACCTGCGAGACATTGTATCTTGTAGGTGATATCATTGATGCATGGCGCATTCAACAGAACAAGTGGCGTTGGAAACAGAGTCACACTAATGTTGTTCGCCGTGTGCTTGGTCATGCTAAACGAGGCACACGAGTAATCTATATTGCTGGCAATCACGATGAATTTTTAAGACCAATGATACCTTATGGTTTCAGTTTTGGTCTAGTCGAAATACATAATCAAATAGAACACATCGGTGCTGATGGTAAACACTATCTGGTCACACATGGTGACCTGTTCGATGGCATCACAAGACTGGCGCCATGGCTTTCATTTTTAGGAGATAGGGCATATGATTTTATTTTATCGCTTAATAGCAAATTCAATTGGTTACTGCACCGCTTTGGTTTTCGGTATTTTAGTCTTAGCAAATATCTCAAAACAAGAGTAAAACGAGCAGTTGATTTTATTTTTAAGTTCGAAGAAAACTTAGCAAACTACTGCAAGAAAAAAGGTTATGATGGTGTGATATGTGGTCACATACATCATGCAGAGATAAAAGAGATTAATGGTGTCATGTACATGAACGATGGTGATTGGGTTGAAAGTTGTACAGCACTTGTAGAACATCACGATGGTCGTTGGGAGATAATCACATGGACACGGGAGACTGATAGTGTTACAGGATAAAATTACAATCGTTGTTCCTTGTAAAAATGAAGAAACATATATTTTTCATTTGTTATATCATCTAAAAAAACAAAACATTGGCAATACAAGAATTATCATTGCTGATTGTTCTACTGATGATACAAGAGAAGTCATCGATTTCTACAAAGAAGATTTGAAATTGAATGTAGAAGTTATCGATGGTGGACCAGTTTCTATTGCAAAGAACAATGGTGCTAGACTTGCTACCACACCATATATTCTATTCATTGATAGTGATGTGAGATTCTTCTCAGATACAATTATATCTGATTGTGTGCAAGAGTTGGAAACAAAAAATCTAGATTTAATTGGCACATATATAAAGTGTTACGATGGTGATAAAAGGGCTCAGATTGGATTCATGCTGTTCAATGGTGTGAATAAGATAATGAGTCGCAAAGTCCCATTTGCTGTTGGTGCATTTATGCTAACACGCCGAGACAAATTTGAAGAGTATGGTGGGTTCTCGGAAAAGTATGGCACTAGTGAAGACTTCTTTCTATCTAAAAAATATGATGTAAAGAAATTCAAATTAGTCAAACATTACTTCGGACAAGACAGCAGAAGATTTGAAAGAATGGGATACTTTGGTATGGTATGGTATCTCATAAAAAACTTTTGGAACAGAAATAATGAAGATTACTGGAACAAATTAGACTACTCAAAATATTGGAAATAAATGAAAAAACTATTTTTACTCATAAGCATTTTAACATTAGGTATTGCAAATGCAAATCCTATTGATGATAACTGTCCGCAATTTGTTCCTAAATATGGGGCGCCAGTAAGTAAATTAACTCAGTCACAATATCTTTGCAAAAAGAATTATGCTATTCACTACAGATTTGATACAAGAACCGCAGAGTATGTTGTTGAACATGTTACACTAGAGGGTGTCGCTGGTGAATCAAAAAGAGAAAATGATTTTAGACCAGACCCTGAAATCAAGAAAGAATATCAAAGTCAACTAGCAGACTATGCAGGTCATCCATATGACCGTGGCCATCTAGCGCCAGCTGGTGATAATACAATGTCAGATGAAATTATGAGTGAAAGTTTTCTTCTCTCAAATATGGTACCACAAGTACCAAATAACAATCGTGGGATTTGGAAACAGTTAGAGACAAAAGTCAGAGACTATGTTGTAAAGATTGGTAGTGTTTATGTTGTATCAGGAACAATCTATGAACACAACTACAAAACGATTGGTGGCAACAAAGTTGGTGTGCCAACTAAACTATTTAAAGTGATTATTGATTTGGATAACAATAGGGCATCTGCCTATGTCTTTCCGAATGAAGCCTTGCCTGTTGAAGACTTAGAGAAACACAAGGTAACAATTCAAGAGGTTGAAGCTATGACTGGCATAAACTTCAACCCTAAATTACCAACTACTCAAAAACTTGAGCAACAAAAAGATTGGTGATTATATTTGTTTCAAGAATGAGCGAAGCATCCATGCATGTTTGTCATGGGATGTAATTCTATCTTGCAAAGAATTGGCAACACCTTGTTCATTGGCCGCATTAGCCGCTTTAAATGCATCATACAAAGATGCTCTCACAATGTCATTATCAGCAAGCAGTTTCATAACCATGTCACGAGTTGATGGTACTGCATTTTCATCTTGCACAGATGACAGTTCTGCAAATCTACCAAGCGAACCAGGAGCATATGCATCTTGGGCACGAATTAATTCAGCAATAGTATCGACAGCTTCCCAAAGTTCAGTGTATAAATCATTGAAGAATTCGTGAAATTGTGCAAATAACATACCCTCAACATTCCAATGGAAGTTATGAGTTTTAAGATACATAGCAAAGGTATTTGCTTGTGCCCTTTTAAGAAGTTCGATTAGGTCCATAAAAAGTCCTTTAATTAAGAGATATAAGTATATTTATAAGGAGAAAGTATGCAGTTAAAACACACTTGCGAAAACTGCAATTCCAGTTTTAGAATTTCATATGTTGAGACGGAAACTGAGGATGACCCTCATTACTGCCCATTTTGCGGCGAATACATTATTGAGGATGATACTTTAACAGACGATGATGATAACGAATGAGTGGACATATAATGGCAATCTATTTACATCAGAACAAACTGAAGGTTTCTATGGGTTCGTATATTTGATTACGAATACTGATAACAATCGAAAGTATATAGGTCGAAAGTATTTCACAAAAGCAAAAACAACTCAGCTAAAAGGCAAAAAGAAAAGGTCAAGAGTCGGCTCTGGATGGGAAGACTATTGGGGTTCTAATAAAGTTTTAGTTGAAGAAGTTGCAGTTCATGGTAAAGAAAAATACAGGAGGGAAATTCTACATCTTTGCAAATCTAGGTCCGAATGCAGTTATATGGAGACTTTTGAAATCTTCAATCGTTCCGCTCTTTTGAGTGAGTCTTACTATAACTCATGGGTGACTTGTAAAATTCACAAATCTCATGTAATAGGAAAAATCGATGGCACGAAAACCAACAGCAAACACTGAATCAACAGTCGCCAAAACAACTAATCAAATCAAGACAACTAATCAACTAAAAATTAGAATTGATGACTTAAAAACATTTACCCCATTAACAGAGAACCAGAAGATATTTTTTGATGCATATCGTAGAGGTGATTATTTTGTAGCATTACACGGTGTTGCAGGTACAGGTAAAACATTCTGTGCATTGTATAAAGCAATTGAAGAAGTTCTAGACAAATCTAATCCATTCAACAAAATCATTGTAGTTCGTTCAGCGGTGCAAAGCCGTGAGATAGGTCACCTTCCAGGTGATGTAAACGAAAAGATGGAAATCTATCAGCAACCATACAGACAAATTTGCGAGACACTATTTGGTCGCCGTGATGCATGGGACAGACTAGAAGAACAACACCACATAGAGTTTATCAGCACTTCATTCATTCGTGGTATGTCATTCGATGATGCTATCATTATTGTTGATGAGATGCAGAACATGACTTTTGAAGAAATCGATACCGTTATGACACGGGTGGGTTATCGTTCAAAAATCATCTGGTGTGGTGACTATCGTAAAACAGACTTGAACAAGAAGAAGAATGATGTATCTGGTATTCTTAAATTCTTTGACATTGCCATGCATATGAAGGCATTCACTAGAATTGAGTTTACCGCAGATGACATTGTTCGTTCATCATTGGTGAAAGACTACATCATGGCAAAATTGCAATACGAAGACAAAATTAGCTGATTTCATGTTGCACCGCACAATGAATTACTATATAATGATATGGGCGCTCAATTGTGAGGCCCATTAATTAATCGTCTTAGGAGATAAAATATGTTCGCAGTAGATACATTCATCGACACCGTTCAAGGTGCAAAAAAATACTTTGTCAATACTTACATCACAGACAAAGAAATCCAAAAACCTCTAAATGCTTTCGTTGATACACAAACCGCTTTTGTTAAGCAAATTGTGAAGACTAATCAAGAGTTGGCTGAGCAGATGCAAGCAACCCTTGAGAAGTTCGCAAAACCAGCAAAGGCGTAATATGGCCAATTCCATCAACTTAAAAGATTTTTGGGATTGGGTCAGAGAAACATTCACCCTTTCTTACAGAAATGAAATTGAGAAATATCTTGATGAATCGGTTGACCATGCAGATGTTGAAAGAAGAATTATATCACTACAACGCAGAGGTATGATATGATTAAGAAAATATGGAACTTCTTTGAAAGAATTGGACAGTTGCGTTTAGAATATCATAAGCGCCACGGTTACAAATCATGGTACTGAGATATGCTCAAAAGACTGTATAAGTATTTTGAGACAATTGGTGAGGTTCGTTATGCTTTTCATAAACATTACGGCTATAGATTTGTGATTAGATAGAGAAATGCTTTTACATACATAATAGTATGCAGAAAGAACCTCTATC